TAAAGCGTTTATTAAAAAATTTGAAGAGCAAGGTATTAAGATTGATGCAATTGTATTAGACTACCTTAACTTAATGCACTCCCCTGTGGGTAATAACTCATATGAACGCATTAAGCATGTAACAGAGCAAGTCCGTGCAATGAGTTACTTGTTTAATTGTCCTATTATTTCAGCCACACAGTTAAATAGAGCAGGATTTGATACAGATAATCCAGACTTAGCAACTATTTCAGAATCTATTGGATTAGCAGCGACTGCTGATGCTATTATTTCCATTTTTCAAAATGAAGAAGATCGAGGTATTGGTATTATACGCTTAGGTATGATGAAAAATCGATATGGTCCAAGAGGAATAACTCAAGCGATGAGAATTGATTATTCTACCCTTACAATTGAGCAAGCTGATGATATTGAAGTAGATGAAGGTATGGATGATACTCTTAATATGTTAGCTGGGCTTGCAACATAAAAAGTTCCTTATAAATAGGTTAAAGTGAACATACTAGTATGGACAGATAATGATCTGGATGGGGCAGGATCGGCGCTAGTTATAAAATGGCTATATAATTCTAAAGCTAAAACTTTTCTTATTAATGAAGTGTCAGAATCTACATTATCAGGAAAGTTTAAAGGGGTACAAGGAACTTTAGATCATTATGACAAGATTTTTATTCTAGATCTAGATCTACAGCCTGAAGTTATTGAGGTAGTTGATAAGAAAAACGTAGTTGTTATTGATCATCACGCAACCCATGTTAAAAATAAACATCTATATAAAAATGCTAAGGTAGTAATCGAGGAGTTTCCTTCTTGTACTGGGTTAATTTATGAAAAATTCAAAACCGCTCTTACTTTAAGTGATCAACAAAAACAGTTAATTAATAATATTAATGATTATGATTGTTATAACATTAAAAATGTTGACGCCCTAAAACTAAATGCAATACACCGCAATTTAAATAATCCAAAGGCTGAAAAATTTATAGATTCATTTTTTCAAGGGTTTAGAGAGTATACTGTTCTAGAAAAAAATTCTATAAAGTTATATTTTAAGAAGTTTAAGGAACAAATACAAAATGCCCAAGTCTTTAAAGGTAAAATTAAAAACTATGATGTTATTGCAACATTTGGTGATTATGCAATTAATGAAGTAGCTCATTTCTTAATTAACAAGCATGCCGCTCAGATAGGTATAATAGTAAATACAAGAGCTAAGACAGTTTCGTTTAGACGGCACAAAAGATGTGATGTTGACGTCAGTATATTAGCTAAAAATTTGTGTAATGGTGGTGGGTATGCAGCAGCTGGCGGAGGCGCCCTTACTGAACAGTTTGCTAATTTAACAAAAACGTTCTTACCATGTTAGTAATAAGCAATATATCTCCTAACCCCTCTAAGACTTTAATACATGATGAGACAGAGCACTTATTATTATGTTTTTGTACGTTTTGTACCATGTTAAAGGGTAAAAAGCTCTCGTTACAAAATATATTTATTTTAGTTTTACAGGAAAAAAAATTAAGAGACATACTTAAGGACCTTTTAACGCTTGAAAGCAATTATGAAATGGTTAAACTCTTCATAGATTTTGAACCATCAATAACTAAGTCAAAATATATAACTAAATTTTTAAATGCTAATTCTGATATTAAGTTGTAAAAACCTGTTGAATTATAGTTCTGAGTTCGTATAATTAGTGTATGAGCGAGTTTAATACATCAATGTTTCAGTCAATTAAGGATGCTCTTGCGAGTTCCGATAATAAAGGGTCAGCAACTTTTAACGAAATTATGCAGACCAGAGCAGGTAATACTTATACAGTAAGGTTGTTGCCTTATGCTAAAGATCCAGGTAAAACGTTTTTTCATTATTATAATCATGGGTGGGTGTCTTATGCGACTGGTCAATATGTTCAGACTCTGAGTCCGCAAACCTTTGGTGATCGTGATCCAATTGCTGAAGAGCGCTTTCGTGTTCTTCGTACCGGTACAGAAGAAGAGAAGGAAAAAATGAGTGCAGTCCGCCGACTTGAAAAGTGGTTGGTCAATGTGTATGTTGTAGATGATCCTTCTAATCCGGAGAATAATGGTAAAGTTAAACTCCTCCGATACGGTAAGCAACTTCAAAAAATTATTACTGAGGCTATCGAAGGGGAAGATGCAGAAGAGTTTGGTGCTCGTATTTTTGATCTAGGACCTGAAGGTGTTAATTTTAAAATCAAGGTGGAGCAGCAAGGCGACTATCCAACTTATGTTTCTTCGCGGTTCACTACAGCTGGTAAGATTGATCTTTCTGAAGATGAGCAAAAGGATGTTTATGATAATGTGTTTGATTTAAGCGATGTGTTTACTTTGAAGACTTTTGACGAGCTTAAAGAAATGCTTAACGAGCATTACTACTGTAAGACCGAAGAATCGGAACCGGTGCCAACTGCTGATGTCTCCCCATCGGAGCCAGAGCCTCAGTTAGTTACTGCTACTGCTGATACTGACACTGTTGAAGAAGATATCGATGACCTTCTTAAGGATCTCTAAAAATGACCAACGAAGAAAAGCAAGCAGTTTTACAGTTTATGGGGACAGTATATGGAGATGCCCATAAGCAAGATCAAATGATTGTTGGGCAATCTGGGCAACTACAGCCCAGCTCTCATGTCATGAAGGAGCAATTTGAGAAGGTAATTCGAACACCTACTCAACAGCAGCAAGAGCAACAACACCATTACGCACAAGCACAAGCACAGGCACCGGATCCGGCACCAGTTGCAACTCCAATTCAGCCGGTAAGCATGGAAGAAGCTGCTAAAGAATTAGCGCAGGTTCAGGCTACACCAACTCAAGAAATGCTCCCTCCGGAACCTACACAGACCAATAATCAATTAGAATTCGATTTATCTGAACCTACTAAACTAGATCAACTACTTGAATTAGCCAAACAACAAAATTTGCTATTAGAGGAAATTAGCTTAAAATTAGATAATGGAAAAAGAGCTAAAAGTACCAAAAAAAGGTGAATTTTTAACCTTTTTAGATACAGTTTCAAAAATAAGCGATAGTGCCATCTTCAATGTTGAGAAGGACAAATTAACAAGCTTAGTATCTAGCATTGATAATACTCTTATACTCTATTCTGAGTATGCTATACCCTCGGAGTTTGAAGATACGTTAAATATACCGGATATTAAAAAACTTTCTCGGGTACTTGATACTATAGAAGGGGAAAAGGTTAATTTAAAGATTAACTCTAATAATATTGAATATAAGGGGGATGATGTTAAGTTCAAGTACCATTTGTTTGAAGAGGGATTTTTAACTAATCCAAATCTTAATCTGGAAAAAATTAACAAATTTACATTTGATGTACAATTTAATTTAAATAAACCAACACTACAACAAATCTTTAAAGGGAGTACCTTTACCTCAGAAACTAACAAAATTTATTTTTATACCGAGGCTGGAAAGCTAATGGCAGAGTTAACCGACCGTGCTCGTCATAATACAGATAATTTTACTCTGTGTTTAGGCGATGCAGATTTTGCTCTTCAACCAACACCAGTAAATTTTGATAATATAAGACTGCTTTCAATTATTAATAATAATTTTACTGTAAAGATTAACACGGAGTACGGTGTTGTGGTATTTGAAATTAAAGAGTCTGATATTAAATTAAAGTACATAATTTCAGCCTTAACACAATGACAGATATACATAAAAAGAATAAATTAAAAACAGCCGGTTACTTTATTAAGAGATTAAAAGACAACGGTTTTGTAACGTTAAGAATTTTTGATAAATATAGCGAGGCTGATCCTAGAAAGTGGACAATACTAGTCGATCCATCCGGAGCATCTGTTTATATAACATGCTTCGAAAATACACCATTTAAGGGGGAATATCTCTTTAATTTTGATGACGGTAATCAAAATTTTAGAGGTAACTTTAGTTTAAGAACAGATTCTATCGAAGTAGTAGTTCAAAGGCTTCTAAGCAATAATGTTGGTCAGAAAGAGCATAGTAGGTTTTTGACTAAATAATTATATGGATAGTAAGAACGGAGATTCTCCTGAAGACGATGAATTAAGACATATTATTGAACAGGCTCTTAAATTTAATCTACGGGAAAAAAAGACGTTTAAAAAAAGAAAAGATTTAGCTAGCAGGGTTGGGAGTATACTTAGCGAATATTTGGATAGTTATATATTACTAGGGTACGACTTTGATGGGAGACACTTAGACATAAAATCTGCTAGCACACCTATGCAAGCAGAAGCCCTTAATTCTTTTTTAATTAAGTATTTCGCTGTTGAAGCTCAGCAATTTAAGAATGATCCAAATGGCCCAGACACAATTTTCTAAAAAGCAAGTATATGCTGTACAAACCGGTGATTATGCCGGTCAGATGTTTATTATTGTAGAGCCTAATAAAGACTCTGTAGGTTGTTTATCCATTCCAACAATGGAAAATGTTAAGGTTCCTTTCGATGTACTGGAACATGCAAGGAACAATGATATAATAAAGTATGTAGAGAAGTTGCCTCAAAATGTCTTTAAAGTGACCGCAGCTCAATACTTTAAAAATGAAAACTCTGGTAATAGACGGAAACAATTTAATACACCGAACGTTTCATACAGCGAAACAGCAGTCGAAGAGGACACAGACTCATACACCAGAGCAGGTAAGTAATTTTCATATCCTTTTTACGCTTAATGCTGTTAATTCTTATGTTAAGCAGTTTGTTCCTGATAAGACAATTACTGTATGGGATGAAAAGAAGGAGTATAAAGTAAATGAGCGTAAGAAGGTGTTTGAAGCCTATAAAGGTAATAGATCTAAAGACCTGTCCCCGCATAAAAACAATGAAGTAATTAAATCGATATTACTATCTATGGGGATTAATTCTATTTTTCCTAGCCGGCTAGAAGCGGATGATATTGTTGCATATATCTGTAAAGAGCATGAAGGCAAAAAGGTAGTTGTTTCTGTAGATAGAGATTTTTTGCAGTTGGTTAGTCCTGAATGTACTTTATATGACCCTATACGTAAAAAATTCTTCGAAGAGAGTAATTTTGAAGAAGAGACAGGATTTAAAGACGTTGAGCAATGGTATACGGCGAAATGTCTATCCGGTGATTCATCTGATAATGTACCAGGTATACCTGGATTCGGTAAAGTTACAGTCCAAAAGTATTTAAAGGACCCAGGCTTTGTTTTATCGGAACAAGAGCATAAAATATTCCAACGAAATGCTGATATATTTTGTTTAGATAAGTATGAACAATTACCAGAAGAGAAAAAGTACTATAAGGAGCAACTCACCAAAACAGTCAGCCCAGATTATAAGGTATTCTTAGGATATTGCGAAGAATATTCGTTTAAGAAAATTCTCGATAACAAAGAACAGTGGTATAGTATATTTTTTATGAAGTCTTTGTATAATAAATTAGATGATCTCTTTGCCTGAAGACTTTGTTATACTTAAGTTTTATGAACTAGGGTATTATCCAAAGTATAACAAATTTAACAATGTATACCAGTGCAGTTGTCCGATTTGCAAAGAGGGCCGGTCCCTAGGAAAGAAGAGACGCTGTTATTATATCCCTAAAAATGACAATATTTTTTGTCATAACTGTGGTTGGTCGAGTAAACCCCTAAAATGGATAAAGGAAATATCTGGTGTTAGTGATGCTGATGTAATTAAGGAACTAAAGGAGCATGTCCCGGATATAGAGACAGTAGATACAGAGCTCGAGGTAAAAAAATACACTACCGAAACACTTCCCAAGGACAGTATTAATTTATCTGATAGTACACAATTAGATTTTTACAAAGGTAAAGATGTTTTAAGAGCGGCCTTACAAACTGTTAAGAATAGACGTTTAGATACTGCAGTAAATAGACCAGACAGTTTATATTTGTCATTTGTTGATAAGGTTCATAAAAATAGACTAATAGTTCCTTTTGTTAACGAAAATAATGATATTGAATTTTATCAAAGTAGGACTCTTTTAAATAGAGATAAAAAAACTAAACCAAAATATCTTGGAAGGGTAAATGCTGAAAAAACACTATTTAATATTGATAAAGTAAGTAGCGATCATGAAAATGTTTACATATTTGAAGGCCCGCTTAACGCATTTTTTACTAAGAATTCTGTAGCAGTTGCTGGTATCACAGAACGAGGTAAGTCGTTTACATCTAGGCAGCAGCAACAGCTAGACACCACTCTAAAATGGTATCAGAGGGTGTGGATCCTTGATTCTCAGTGGGTTGACCGAGCGTCCTTAGTAAAGTCAGAGGCATTACTTAACCAAGGAGAATGCGTGTTTATATGGCCGGAAAAATTTGGGAAAAGGTTCAAAGACTTTAATGATATTGCAATTACATGTAAGGTAGATGAGCTCAAATGGGACTTTATACAAAAAAATACCTTCGAGGGACTCGAAGGTATTGTGAGGTTATCTGAAATAAAAAAGTATAAAAATTATACGTATTTAAATTGAGGATTGGCAGAT